AAATCCTCGTGTCGTACTCTAATTAACTTTGTGTACCAGTACCTGTTGTGTTCACGCCTAGTGTTCTTCCTACTAGTGTACCAACACCTGTTTCGTCTGGTGTTTGTATAGCGTTATCGTATCTGATAGTTAATGCCACTGTCATTGGTTCGTTAGTAGCATAGTTAGCATCTGCGTAATCAGTGTTAGACAAGTAGCAACCATATAGTTCCCAAGTTTCAAGAACGTTTGCTTCGTGTACACCGTTACCACCATCAAGTACTTCAAATCTAGTTAAGAATTTGTAGTCAATACCTGAACTTGCTGACGCTTGTTCCATAAAGTCAAATTGTTTCTGTAGCTGTTCGCCTGTACGTTTAGTAACTTCACCAAGTGCGTCATCACGCAATGTACAAACAACAGTTTCCCAAACAGGTTTACCAGCTAGGTAAACACGTGAGTTATAAACTGGAAGTTCGATTTGATCAAAACTTAGTTTAGGACGAGTAAAGTCAATTACTTGTTTTGTTAACTCAGTTGTTGGTTGGCTTACACCAAAGTTTTCAAATGATACTCTAAATCTAAACTTTAGTTTAGGCATTAACAGCCCTTGTGAAGTCGCACTCTGGTTAGCGGCTAAAGGTACTGTAAATTTATTCAATGATGATGTTGCCATTTTTTTATCCTTTGTTAATACTTATAGTAGTATTTATTTGATTTCCTATTACATTATGGGAGAGTTACCTCTCCCATTAACTGCGTATATTATTATTACGCTCCAATTGCCAAGTCAGCACCAGTGTTAACAATTCTTACTGGTATGTAAACAAACTCGATTGCTTTAACTGGTTTAATAGCAATATCAACCCACAACTCATTTCGATCAATACGATCTGGTGTGTTGTTACTTGTATCACAGACTACCAAGTAGTCATATAAACCACGTTTAGCAACTAAATCATTCAATACACTTTCAAATGCTGATTTAACTTGGTTACGTGTAATTGTATCATTTGGTTCAAATATAAACGGACGTGCTACTATGTCTAATGTTAATCTTAGATAAGCAGTTAGTCTCGCTACATTGATTCTATCCAATGCTGAATTTTGTGTTGCTCTAGTTTTTTGACCGTAAGCAACTAATCCAACGCCTGGAAGTACTGTTAGTGGGTTAACTCTGTCTGAATATAATACATCACGTAACCCTTCAGTAACACCAATTGATTTAAATAAGTTTTGATCGTTTTGATCAATGTAACCAATGCTTGTAGCATTGTCAACTACTCCACGTCTTACACCAGCTGGAGCAAACCACGGAAAGCTTACATTGTCTGAACGTATCATTGTACGTAGCATCATATGACTTGGTGGAACAACAATGCTTTCACCTGCTAAGTCTGTAGCAAGTCCTGATGGATAGTAAACACCTAAGTATTCACTGTTACTTACTAGTCCATTCTCACCGTTGTCTAATGCTAGGTTAGTGTTATCTGCCCACGTACCAGCATCACTTGGATTCAAGTCCATTGGTGAATCACCAATAATGAAGCCTGTTTGTTTACGATCATTGTTTAACGTAATCAAGTTCTGGATTAGTTCTGGGTATCCAGGACAAGCAAGTAAGTTAAACTGTGTATTTTCTTCTCTTAACATTGTGCTTGATGCTATAGCTGATTTCATAGCTTCTACAACAATGTTACGTTGTGCTCCGCCACCGAAGTATGGTACGCCTTCTGGATCATTACCACTTGAGCTTACCCAAGCCGCTTTAACCTCAGGTACTACTTCGCCTGGGAATCTATCTGGATCATTAAACCACTCAGGTTCAAATCGTTTAACGTTGTAACCACTTCTACGTGTGTTAAACAATAGTGTACCACGAGCATATAATCTGTAGTCAGGACAGTCATCATCAATATAATCACTAGTTCCTAGTGTTCTAATAGCTACTAGATCGTCAGTGATTGGATTTACTGTTCCGTCTGTGTCCCATCTTGCGTCAGCAAACAAAATACCATCTGTAGTAATTTGATCTTTGTTATCAATTAACTCCCAAATTGTGCCATCATATCTGTAAATTACAGGATAGTTAGCTAAGTCTGCCGCTGATGTACTAATCCATAGATCACCATCTACTACTGGAGTTGTACCATCTGCTTGATAGATAGGTTCTGTAACACTTAATATCGCACCTTCTGGATCACAATCAGTTAAGTCAAAACCACGAGCATCATTTGCTACGTTTTGATAACCTTTCCAACCAGCACCATCGTTAATCATAATATCAACGTCTAGTGGTGAATTGTAATACCAGTATGTTCCTGTGTTTGGATTACTATATGGAGAAGTCTCACTATATGTATATGTTAGTGCCGCAAACGGACTAGCTAGATATACACTACCTGCTAATATAGTTCTCATATTGTTATCTGTAAGTAGTCCAGCTGTTGTAAGTGGAGTACCTGTAGCGTATGTAAATTCAATAGTACCGCCAGCTAAGTGTGAAATACTAACAGCACCACTTGCTTCGATATCAGCAACAATGTTTGGTAAGTTAGCAGATAATATATCTGTTACCAATGAAGTTGCTGTAGTACCAGTCAATGTAATTGTTGCTGACTGCTCAACCTCAGAAGCTGGAACTGATACTTTCATAGTAAATGAATCACTAACGTTGTATGTTGCTGTTCCGCCTGCCGCTGTACCTGTTATTTTTAATACGCCTTCTACTACTTTACCAAATAATTGGAATGTAGCAGTTGTTGTAGCTAATGTATCATACTGAGTGTATAATGTACCTGCTGGTAAATCACCACCACCTGCTACTGGACTTAATCCATAAATTGCCGCATTGTCATCAGCGTATAATGGAGCAGATAATGTATTCCAAGTTTCTGTTATCGCATCATACTGTTTAATACCCCAGTTAGCACCTGTGCCTGTTGCTGAAGTTTTAAACCAGACTGAACCTGCAGGTCTTGGATTAGCATCTGTTACTCTCCACGCTGGAGTGTTTCTGTAATCATCAAATACAATTGTTGGTCCAAGTATTGTTTTAAGGTTACCTGAATCATATGATGTCCATAAACCTAATTTAAGTGAACAATCAACGCCACCAATACCATTAGTGCCACCAATTTCAATTCTTAATTTGCCGTCTGCTGTTGATCCATCACTTTCAGCTAGACTATCAGCAAAGATTTCAAGTTGTCCTGATTCATTTGCTCTAGCACTAACACCATTAATACTTGCTGTGTTAATATCACTAGCCGCTGTTATAACTGTTGTGCCTGTCATTGCGATGTTAGCATTGTTAATACGCATTGTTTGTCCAACAGCTAAGTTTGATGGATTAGCAATACTACCTGTGATTGTTGGAACTCTATCTTTCCAGTCATCACTGCCAACTAAAGCCCAAGTATTATCATATCCTTTTAAGTACACTGGATTAGCAGAGCTTGTAGTAACTACAGCATACTCGCCAATTGATCCAACTGAACTAAGAGGAACTGTACCAGTTACTTGTGATACGTTTGAAATAACTCTTGGTGTTTGTTTAATAAATGTATTACCGTCAGCACCCCATTCGTAGATGCCCCATTCAGTACCATCAGTACTAATGTCTAACCAATATGTATCATCTGTTGGTTCACCTGTTGGACGAATGCCTGTACCGTCTAATTGTGCTAAATCAATATTTGCACGTTGTACATATATTTGATTAGATACGCCAAGGGCACTGTATCCTGCCATTAGCCCATATTCGTTTCTTTCATCGCCGTTTAATGGGTTATCGTTTCCGTCAACCTCAAAAGCTATTGTTCCGTATTTTGATACTAAGTCTCTTTGACTAGTAACGTTAAACACCTTATCAGCATTTGCTAATGTTGTTCCAGGAGCAACTGTTCCTGAAGGTGTAAGTTTGTCTTGTTTTGTAGCAACAAGTAGGTATGCGATCGATCCTGCCGCTGTTGGAGCATATTGACTCTCATCAGTTACGGTTACCGATACTCCTGGTGAAATTAGTGCCATTTTGTTTTTCCTCTAATTGGTAATAACTTATTACTTTAAACTATTTATAATAATTCTGCGATTTTGGTGGTATTAACTGCCCTTTTAAAGGTTCAGCTAAATAAGTGTATGCAAAAGCGATCTTTATGCGAAGCTTGTGGTAAAAAGCCCTCCGCTGTTAACTATAAACGTAACGATAAGACATATTATAGAAGCCGTTGAGACGGTTGTATCAGGAAGAGATTTAAGAAGCCTGTTCAAAAACCTAGCTGGAT